GCGTTATTTTACTCTTCTCTTCATCAACTTTAGCATGCGTTATTTTACTCTTTTCTTCATCAACCACATGCATAGCAAGGATATCCTCCCATGAAGGAAATCCTCGAATAATTTGTTCAAATGTAAGACCCAATCTATTAATCAGCCTTTTCATATCATTGTCCCCTTTAGCACTAATTTTCTCTTGCATAAGAGCAACATAATTAAGAGGTTCCATTTCTTTTGTAAGATCATCAAATGCAAATTTACAAAATGCATAAGCAGGCATATTATAACCACAATCATAAGCCTGTCCTATTAACCCTAGAATATAGTCTACTAACATATCTCTAGTAGCAGTCTTTCCAAACGACCAATTCACTATTATTTTTTCTATTGGCCGCACGGGCATTATTGGGGAATATCCCTCTAAATCACATTTTACAAAATACCGTTGAAGGAAAACCACTCCAGCATACTTTAATGTGCCATCCCTATTTAATGTTGAACAAAAATTTGTAATATGTCTAGAGTCCCTAATAGTCATCCCAAAATATTTTTTTACGAACTCTATATAACCTTTTTCATTAATATACTGATTTACATATTTTTTTGTCCCTATTACATGATCATCCCCATAAATTACAAATTTTATGTGACCTTTTTTAAGGGCCTCATAAATTAATTGATAATGAGGAGTTGTAGTCATCACATAACGAACATAAAGAAAAAAAAGAAAAGCAACACACCAAGAATCTCCATGTGAAGTTTCAAAGATTCCAGAGGGCATAACACCATACATTGCTTTCCACACATTACCATAGACATTGACTATTTTCACTCCCACTTTTTCACACAAGTACCGAGCTACAGCTTTTAACACATTTGCATCCTTTTCAGGTATATTCTTCCAATCAAAATACTGACTACCAGACATTATATACAATATCAATAAATATCTGTTCATTGTCCTATCCAATCCTGAAAAATCTCCATCTTCCCAAACCCAATCCGGATCGTCATAATTCAAATCCTTGGCAAAACTAAAAGCCCCACCAAAAAACCAGACTTGACCTATTCTAATGCATTTTCCTCTCTCTACTATTTGACGAAATAATCCCCATAAATTGCCCAAAAGCACAACAAAATATGTAAGAATAAAAAAATCTCTAATTTTAAACCTAAGATCCTTTAGCTCTTTTACTCTTTGGGAAAAAGTTGCAGCATAAGTAGGATGAGTCTCCCGCTTAGTCGACATGTAACCTGAATCCCCATCAAAAACTATTCCT